ATGCGCAAGGCATCACACCCCCTAACCCAACATATAGGGTTCCCATGCCAAAATAGCCTCCGATAGCGCAAGGGCTAGCAGCCCCTCCCTAGGGCTATACCATCCCCACTCCTGGTCATTATCGCCAAAGAACCCCTCCCAAATCACGGCCGGGCAATGCGTTTTCCTCAGAAATTGCGCCCCCCGAGTACCCTGGTTGGCAGGTTTAGCGCCGCGCATGACGCTATCCCCCCCATCCTGGCCCACTAGGTCGCCTTGTATGTCCAGAAGAGTCTCCGCAAACCTCTGGCCATCCGCGGAGCTATGCCAGTAAAACGCCTCGCGGCCGCTAGCCTTCCCGTTGTAAGCGTTAAAATGCAATTCTATTGCTAAATCAACCCGGTCCCGCCGCAACCTGCAGGCAATGTCCGTCATGGCCTCCGTGTAGCTACGGCCTTTGTAAGCGTCATATATGCGGATATCGTGCTCGTTATCCGGAAAATCCAGCTTTGCGCGTTGCGCTATAAACCGCCAGAACGTCCATTCATGGGTAAACCCGTCCGCGGCTACCGCGCCCAAATCGCCCGCCCTACTATGGCCGATGCACAGAGCTACTCTCACTCTCGCCCTCCCTCCTCTATTTCCTTTGCCGCCCGCTCAATATGGCTTGGCACCTTATCCTTTTTCCGCATCTTGTTTAGGCTTTTACCCTTCCCCGCGTACTGGTCATGCACTTGCCGGAAATCCAATAATAACCCGCGGGATTTTAAGTATTTATCGCAAGCGGCCTTAATCTGGCGCGTCGTCCTGTAATTCTCCATCGCTTTCTGATTCGTCCTTTAAGCCAGAAGATATGACCCCTCGCAAGGATGCAAGGACAACCCCCATAACCTCGCAATCCCATAGGTGGTTCGCAACCTTGTCAGACTTCTTGCCCTTTGCGTTAACCTTTACCCAAGACCACTTCCCCGGTGATACCTCTATTTTCGCCTCTGACTGCATTTGTGCGCCGTATTCCTCGCTATGGTTCCGAAATACCCCAAACGCCCTAGACCCCGCCAGCATGGCCGCAAGGGCGTCCTTTGCCATAAGGTTGCTAAAACGAACCACCTGGTATGGAACCCCGTCACTGGTTTTCATGCTAACCGCGGGAGAAAACACCTTGCGAATAGTTACCTTGTTACGCCCCCTGATTTCGTGATGCGGAAAACTCTCCGCCCGGTCTCCCCTGAGCATTACCCAACAAGAAAACCCAACAACCTTTCCATTTCGGCGGATCTCCTGGCGATACTTCCACCGGGCCGCCGCTACCCGCTCCGGTTCGAACCCGCAATCTATGCCCAGGTTTTCATTGGATACGTCAAAACGCGCCTGCAGCTCTCTAACGCTCTCGATGCTCGAAATATGCCCCTCGTAAAGCAAACGGCTAGAGCCGTCCAAACGCCAAGCCCTCACAATCGCCCAATAAGTATCTCCGCCCTGAACATCAACGGACATAAGCCGAAACGCCTCCCTCTCCCATCTAGGCGGCGGCTCGCCTGTTTTCGGGAAATAGTCCGATTTTGAATAGCTTTCCTGCGAATCAAGATCCAGTACTGGCGTAATCGGCCTTTCAGTCCAAAAACGCGCCAGGCGCTTCATTGTAAACGCCCGCAACTTGCTAGAATCACCAGACATTTCCGCCCGGCGGGCCTGTAAATATTGCACAACAAGCTTTTGCCAAGGAACCCAATGCGCAGCCAATGCGCTTACCGTGTGAGTAACCCAACCGGGGATTCCCTCATGCTGCTCTAGAGCAATCAACCTTTGCGCCATGGCCAAGCGGCGGCGGTTCACAGGAGTATCCCGATACTTTTTCCCACAACAAAGAGTTTGATACCTTACGCTTTTAAGCAATTTTTCCCAGGGAACTTGCTCCTCCGCCGCCAAGTCCTCATTCCACTTCATCACAGCCTCAAAATCGGCCCCAGGATCGTCAGTGTGGGGCATATATGGCGTTATCTTTTTGCAGGACGGACACTTAAAGCCGGTAGTAAATAGCTCCCCGCCTAGATATTCCGCCTCAAATTCGCTTCCCTCAAATCCCCCCTGGCCGCACCAAACCATCTTTTCGTCAAATCTATCATGTGTCCGGGCTTTAGCTTCCGAAATAGCGCCGCCCGCGGGCCAGTCCCAGCACTCCTGGCCGCCAACAATGGGAAGGCTTTTATCCTGGAGGTTTCGCATTGACGCGCCCCCAAAATAGAGGGTGCAACCGTTGGCCAAGTTTAGTTCTAGCTTCCTTTTTTTATGCCGGTGCGTTGTCCGCATGATAGGAGCGGTTGCCGGACAAGCTTCCAGGGTAGGGATAACCCGTTTTTCCACCCATTGGGCGGCCGGACGGTCTGTCTGATGCGAGAATTGCGCATCGGATGGATTCTCTGCTACCGTGTGAGCTATCCAGGCCTCAAAAAATACGCTTTTGCCAAAACCAGTCGGCCAAACCAGCGCAATATTTTTTACGTCTGGATCCGAAATCCAATCAAACGCAAACCGTTGAGACGGAACCGCGTCTGGATCAAAAAACGCCCCCTTGCCGCCTACCAATTGCACGTTGTCCGCCGCCCAATCGTAAATAGGCCGGTTGTCTGGCGGAGCCAAGCTTTCCGAAATGCCGGCGAGTATTGGATTAAATTTCAAAACTCTTTCTTAACCTTAATGCAGCCAATAAACCGCCATTTTTACAGATAACCCTTTGCAGCTTAACGCGTTGGGCGCGTGAATACCCTGTTAATAGCCAGAGAACAAAATGAGAGCAACCGGAAGCGCCCTTAGTTATTGCTTGTTGTTCAATCATTATCCTCCTGTTGTCCCGCTATTAGTCGCAGGATATTCACACTGTGAGCGTTTGCCTTGATTACTGGCACAAAATCCGTTTCCAGCTCCCAAATAGTCCGTTTGTAATTGGGTCTGGATTGTTCCAAACGGCGTGAAATCTCCAATAATAGGCTATGCGCCGCCTCTAGCTCCGCAATATACTGCCGGTATAAATCTTTTCGTGGTATCATCCTAAAGGGCCGCCGGTCTTACTCGCTCACCCTGTTACGCAAAACTCCCGTAAAAAGCGTTCCTTTTCCTCCTGGAATTCCTTGTTATACGCTTCCTGGCATTTGTCGCAGCAAAACGGAACTGAACTAGAACCGGGCATTTCAGGATATTCCTGGCCCCAAATAGCGCCGCCCAATTCCAGATATTTCCCGCAATGCTGGCACCTTGCCACAAAAACAGGTGTTGCCCGGGGTTCAGTCATAGCCCAGGCCCTTAGTTACGTCCTCGCATTCTAGGCAAATGCCGGATTCCAGATCCTCATCAAAGGCCAACCGCTCCCCGCAAAGCTTGCAGACTGCAAAAAGGGCCTTTTCCTCCGCAACTTCCTTTTTGGGCGGGACCGGCATAGGCGTAAGGGTAGAAACCTTGGTTTTTCTCTGCTTCTCAATCCATGTTTCCAGAATCAATACTCTTCTGGTAACTGTTTTAGAGTTTGGCAATACTCTCTGATTAAAAGCCGCGTATTCGATCGGGTCTACGCCGGAATACATGCTTTCATCTGGTTTAATAATAGCCTGGCGGCGGATAATTTCCTTAATTTTGACCCGATCAACCAAGCGTTTCATATCATCTTTATTCATAGCGCCTCCAAACTATTTAACCACGATTAAACGTCAACCTTAATCTTGCGTAACAATCAAAAATCCGCCGTTTAGACCTTTTAACGAATCAATGTTATATTCGATAAACTCCGCCGCGCCTTCCGGGCTCGCACATTACGAAACCAGCGCCATAGTTCATGAGAGGTTTGCCTTCTCATTTCGGTAAACCGGCCTGGGCATTGTATTACTTCCAGCTCTTTTTGTTACTCTGAAAGTTCCCGTGCGTGTTATATGTCCCTGGGCTATCAAGCGCCGCATCAACGGCCCCATTGCCCGGTTATCCGTAAAACCATACCCCGCCAAATCCGGCAAGATGGTTTCAGACGTTACCAGCTCAGGAAGCCCCGCCAAACGCCGAATAGCGTCCTTCTGGGCCAAGTCTAGCGGATCAGGACTGTTGGCGGCCTCCACGCGCTCTATGCAAATCTCAGTTTCCGCGTCATAATCGCGGCCGCCAAATAACGGCCCTAAATCTCTGTCTTTCATTTTGCCTCCTTTATTATTCGTTCTAGCCAATCGCGCCCGCGGATGCGGCATTTCTCAACCAAGCTTCCCTTTACACGAAATGGAAACACTTGGCGCTTATCTTTTGCGATAGGCCGCCCTTGTCGCTTTTTCTTTGCTGTCATAAATTAAACATTCCGCCCAAGGTAAATGCCCTGGGCGGAATACTACAGTTTTCTATGGTTATGCGGTCATTATCTCAATTTCCCATTCAGGAAACTTTTCGACCGCCTCCGTGCGGGAAGCGAACACATGGCGAAACTGCCCCCCGCGCACAGGGGGCAATTCGTGGCGATCCGCGCCACACGCAACAAGGCAGCTCCCCGCGTGAATGCCGCTGGCGGCAGTGATGAGGTAAAACGGGCGGGTGGCAGTGTTATTTTCAGTCGTTATCTCTTTCATAGCGCCGCCATAGTAACCCACCCTTAGTTTATGTCAACCGAAAAGATTTGCTTTCGGCAAAAAAAAACCGCCCAGGGTAAATGCCCTGGACGGTTTGCTATGAAGCGCCATGGTTGCTGCCCCGATTTTACCCGGTTTTAGCGCCCCGCTAATTTAGTAACCCCGCCGCCCCTTTCAAACTAATTCGCAATTCTCCGTTCAATAGATTCCAGCCTAGTCTCCATCCTTTGCAGAATTTCGGCGGTCCTTACGTTTATTTCGGTTTCTTGCGCCCGGTAAACCCGGTCATCCTCCCGGTCCTTCCGCATATCCTGATAAACTACAGATAGCCCATAAAGAGCTATCAGGCCGAATACAGCGCCCGCGCCCCACTTCCCCGCTATCCACAAGAGCAACTGCTTTGTGTCCGCTTGTGGCGGATCCTGAGAGCTTTCAGGCATAATTTATTTTGCGGACTCGCTGGTTTCGATTGTGACTCCTGCAGAAATAGTGCCATCAGGGTTTGTCGTAAGTCGCAGCGTCCCTGGGAATTCAGCGCAACTAGCGATTCCCAGGGACACTGCTAGTGGGAGGAAATATTTCATTTTGGAAAAATACCTAAAAGGCCCTGAATCCGCGATCAAAAAATCCAACCGGCCTCTACCGCCATCAGGAAGAATACAAGGATCCAGCCCCAGAAAACCGCCCACCAGATATGTTTTTCACCAATTCTCAAAACGGGGAGTTTAAGAACTCTTGCCGCAAACCGTTATTGTTAATTCGTCATCAACCGCGGAAGCGTGGGATTCAAAGGTAAAAGTGAGGTTTGCCAGTGTTCCGGCATAACCAGCCGCCGGGGCCAGAAAGCAGGTTGTGAATCCAGGCTGCATTTGGGGAATATCAGGCGCAAAATCTTGGGAAGCAGAAAGGGCAATATATTTATCGTTAGACGCGCCCACCTCAATTAACACGCCAAAAATCCGGGCAGCCGTCAGAATTGTAACGCCCTCAAAATCCTTTGCTGCAGTATCGCCGGTTTGCCCGGTCCACCGTTCTACGTCTGGCGTACCTGTATCCAGGGTAACCGCGCCGCTTGTGCCTACCAAAGTCGCCGCATCTCCAGATGCGTTGGCCTTGATTTTTACCCTGTATAGAATATCCGCCCCGGTATAGCTCACCCTTTGCTGGGTGCGGCCGATTCTCCGCTTATTTGTTCCGGCCAAGGAGATTGGGGTAGCATCTCCAAAAAGAGCATAGTTCCCTTGAACGTCTGAAAGTGTAGCGGCCATGTCTCCTATTACCTAAAGAATGCGTAAATTTCAAGCGGATTAGACAACAAATGATTTAAGGTGTCCCACCCGAACACCGGCCGCAATTTTTGGCCTTACCCCGGTTTTCTCAAATACATTCCTGCAAAAGCTGACGTCCTCAAAACTTAAATCTTTAACCGAAAAAGGATCTCCCGCGTGGTCTGGGCCGGTGCAATCGTGAATTGTCGGATTATTTAACGGGAAATAAGGGTATTCTAACGCTTCAAAAATGCTCCGGTGAATTTTGGTGAACCCAAAGCCGCAAAAATCCACTTCAATTAAAGCATTTTCATCAGATTCAGCCGCGGAAACAAATTCCGCCGCCGGGCGCATTGGCATTCTCAAATGTTCTCTAAAATACTTTTCATCCCAATTTCCTGCAATCGCTTCTGGGCCAAAATCAGATTTATACCACCCTGACAAAAAAGGATTCCCGGAGGATAGGGAGTTAATTTTTTCGATATGCGCCAAGCTAAATTCAATGTCTGAATCTATCCAAAACAATGATTCCGCGTCAATTGGCTGCATTTTTGGCCAATTATGCCCGGCGGTTGCCAATGCATTGCGGGCAAAATTTAGAAACATTCCGGACGCGCTAACGATCGTGGAATTGTTAGCCTGGCACCAGTTGTTTAGCGGCAGCCATTGATTAAATAACCGGCCAGGGATTCCCCGGTGGTCTATAGGAACCAAAAAGGCGATTTCATACATATTTCCCCCCTGTTATTCATTTGCCGGATCTTTCGGAACTGGTTTTTTTACTGGATCAATAACCACCTCCAATGGGTCCAAGTCCTTGCGCGTTCCGTAAACGGTAAAAAAGTAATTCAAGGCCGCTCCATTTTCAGATTTAACCGTTATTTCTCCCTTTTCCGTTATCGAATCAACGTAAAGACCCTGATTTTGTCCATAGGACGTTAATTCGACGGACATAGTGGAAATGTCCACAAGGCCGGTCCAGTATTCCGGAGCCTTAATTTTGCCAGAAGTAGTTTTCCCGCGGTAATAAACCGCGTGTTCCGGGCCTTCCAGACACCCGTGGGCCAGTTTCTTGTTCTTGCGGTTAGGATGGTTAATTACAAAGGACTTGGACGATGCGGAAAACCCTCCGTTTACCTCTAATTGATAATATCCGCTTACCCCTGTTGTTCCAATCCCAACCATTCCCTGGATAATACACCCATTCGAAGGGGCGGATGACGTAGCGTAACTGCTACCAATCGCCATGTTACCATTTACGGACAACTTGCTTCCAGGCGCCGTTACGCCAACGCCGCAATTTCCTGACAACGTGGAAAGCTCATTCTGGTATTTCCCGTCCAAATCAACCGTAACGGTTGCGGCATCATTCCGCGTTAGAGTGAGAATCCCCGTGCTAGTGCCAAATGAAGCAGAGGTAACGTAGGTATCACTCCCGCTAGAGCAACCTGGAACGGTTATGGTTCCATTGGCCGCGTTTGTATGCAAGCCGTCTGCCCAGTTCAGGGTGTAAAGTTCTGCTCCGTCACAATCTTGGAACCTCAAATAAGCGTCTTTATTGTTTCCCTCAACCCTGATTTCGTCAGTCCCAACCGTGGAAAGGTTGATCTGGGGGGAGCTTGCCCGCTCCACTAAGGACCGGAGGCGCTTTCTGTCCGTTGCTACGTCGTAATCCTTGTAAATTTTCTCTCCACTTCCCACGTTTTCCAGTGCATCCCATCCGGAATGCCAGAAAAAGTTCCCGCGCCACCCGTTTTTTGAAATAGAGGCCAGTCCGTCAACCGTGTTTACCTGGGCTAAAAGCAGGTAATAATTGCCTGGAGTCCCGGCGGATCCGTTTCCGTCTGGCAATGCGTGGTAAGTTGAATCCTGCTCAGATCCTAGCGCAACAATTTCCGCGGATATACCGGCGCTAATTTCCTTTATCTGTCCATCGTCCGTAGTTTCAAAGTGCAAATAAACGTAATCTCCCAGGGAAATATCCAAATCCGGAGCCGTTGCGGCCGCCAGGCTGGTGCTCCCTATGTAAATTTCGTATTCCTGGATAGGACCGGCGGCGCTGGCGTGAATCTGGTAAACGTATCCTGGCCGCCATTGGACTTTCCATTGGCTGCCAACCTTTCGCAGAAAATGAGGGGTAAGCGGGCAATAAGGGGAGGCAAAGGTCTGGCGAAACTCTTGACGCCCCCCTTTATCCCTAAGCGCCTGAATTGAGGTTTTAACGTCCTTAGAAAACTTTGCTAGCGCCTTATCGCCTTTTATGACGCCAGGCAAGGGGACGACCTGCTCTGAGTCCTTCATGCGCTGTAGATTGTAGCGTTCCAACCTTCCCGGTCTGAAAGAACCCATTGCTGCGCAATCCGGTATTTTAGGCCAGTTTGCTCCTGTGTGCAGTTCTGCAATAGCCAGTTCCGGTTTCCGTTAGGCGTTGGAGGATCTCCTGGCGGAGCATCAATAAAGCCCAATTCGTTAATTTCCGCATTTTTTAGCCCCACTTCCGAATCCCAGGTTTTTTCCCAGATAAAGGTAGGAGTAAGAAAGGTTTTTTGCCCCTTGGTGATGAGGTCTGCAAAGGTTGCCGCGTCCCCCGCGGTTGGTTGGTCTGGAAGCGGGCGATATGTAACCTGCGCCTCCTCGTCTATGAATTTTGCAGCAACCTTATCCACGCCCCCATCGTCAATCATAACGTAAATTCCTTCGTAGAGACCGTTTAGAATTTCGTGATCCTTAGCGTCTGCCAAAGCCAAGCATTTTGGGTGCAATCGAATATCGCGCTCCTGCAATGCTCCGGAGAGCGTAAAGGTTGGCGTTGGCTCCGCCTCAGGGTCTCCGGATTCGTCAGTCCCTTGGCCGGAGGGGCCGGTAAACCCCGCAAATTGCGCAGTTATTATGCTGTAATCCCCCTTTATATGCCGGATCCGGGGAATGCTAGAAAGGCCCAAGAAATACCAGAAATGCTCAATATCAGGATTTAGCTCCGAAATTGGCCGCCCAATCCGGAAATCCTCCTGAAAGGTGTTTTCGTCAATGGTGGCGCGGGCTATCTGAAACGATTGCGTTGCCGTCCATCCCCCTTCCTTAGACTGTTCTGCCTGAAAATCCGGTTGCGGCACCCAATCGCCAATTTCTGGCGGCCCAAATTGATCAAAAGCCATTTGTTACGGTTGATATTCCAGCACGTTGAATGCCTTGTTTATTATGCCCTGTTTTTCCGGAACGTCTTCACCGTTGGCTAAAATATCCCGTATTTCCTGCAAGAGTTGTTCTGACCCTAGACTGTTTCCGGTTAAATCAATAAAGCTCCCAATGTCCGTGGGCGTTGCCGCGTCTGGTTTCATCCACTCGCCAAGCTTCCATAACGCCCAACCAATACCCCCATCCGGGCCGCCGTAAACGTCACCCTCCTCATAAATCTTTTTTCCAGAAGCGTCCCTTTTTCCTGCCATCCCCTCAGACTGCAAGAAGCTAGACATTCCTTTAGAAACCGACTCCGTAAGAACTTTTAGAAATACCGCGGATGCGATTTCCCCTAGCTTCATAAAAATAAAACTGACTTGGAGTTCTAACAGCCGCGTATTTCCTTGGAACGCTTGCCCAATACCCTTGCCTATTGCATCCCCTAATCTGGTTGCGCCCTCCATGTACTCGGGCAACTTGTTATTCATCGCATCTATGCCCTCTTGCAAGCCGTCATTGATGCCCTGGCCAAACGCAACTTTAAGCAAACCCAAATTACCGCGCATTGTAGAAACCTTGCCGGAAGTTGTTTGTGCCAGTTTTTCCATGCTTCCCCCAACATGGCCCAAGGCGGAATTCATAACGCCAAGAGCCTCCGCGTTGGACATTGCGCCCAATTTCCCTTTTTGCTGCTCCTGGTTTAGCTCACGAATATTCTCAAAAGCCCCCTTGGCCAATACCCCCATTTGCTGCAGTTGCTGCAAACTTTCGCCAACCGCAGTCCCTTGGGTTAGCCCCATAAATAGCCTTCCCGCGTGTAAAGCTACCATTTCAAGCGGTTGCGTTGCGGCGGCAGAAGCGTCCCCAATTAACCGCAACCCATCTCCCACTGCAATCGTATCGCCCCCCAAGGCTTGCAGCATTTTAGATGCCCGCATGAGTTCCTCCGGTTCAAATGGGGTAACAACCGAAAATTCCGTTAATTCCTTAATCCTTTCGGCCGCCTTTTCACTAGACCCCAGAATGCTCTCAAATCCCATTGCCATGGCCTCAAAATCCGCGGCAACTTTGCTAGAGTCCTTTATAAAGCGAATTGCGCCAAAGGCGGCAAAAGCTGTCCCCGCGGCCCCTACAGCCGCGGCAAATTTCAGGCCAGTTGCCGCTACCCTACCCAAGCGGCGGTTTAGCCTGGAGGCAGAGCGTCCAATACTGGCAAGGCCCCTTTCGGCCAAGGTTGAGTCGATTCCGACTCTGATATTGAAGCTGGATCCTGCCATGGTTCCGAGTTGTTTAACTTATCTAAAGCCTCCCGTAAAGCCGCCCTTTCGCCGGAAAGCATATTTGACCATCTGATTTTTGCCCCTTTTCCCTGGGCCGCCGCGTAGCAAATTTGAATAAGCAGGCAAAAATGAATTCTTTTGATTTCTGAATAGGTCAAGCCCGCCGTAAGACCGGCGGCAATCCAGCTGGCCCGGAACGGAAATCTTGCTTTTTCTGAAGGGGCTAACTCTTGTTTAGTGCTTTGCCTTTTAACCATCCGCCTCCGCTTGTGACGCTAAAAGGCAATTAACGTCCTGAGCAAACCCTTTTGAAAATTCGTCCGTTTCCTTCATGGTCATCCGCCCTAATCCCCGTTCCGCCGCCCGGGCCAGCAATTTTTCGTAATCAGGTTTCCAGCTCTCCGCGTCTACGTCTGCCAGGTTGTAGATTGCCATTGCTACCTTAGTCCTATCCGCCCCTGTGATGCTGATGCCTTTTTCCTGAGCGTCAGACTCGACTCCCTGCAGAAGCGCCGCGCGGTCTAAGTTTAGAGGATAAAATGTAAACCCCCCAATTTCGCCCCCTTGCCAATAGTCTGTTTGAGCTTTTTCTCTTTCTGTCATATTCCGATTTTAGCTAAAATATACTCCTGATCTTCCCGGGACTGTTTAGGATCAACAACCGCCAAGGAAGGCCCTTTCCGCACTAGCAATTTTGGCGCGTTTTTTGTGCATCTTTCCCGCAACCCTTGCCGGTTCCGCTCATAAAGCATTATAAAGGAAAACGGATGGTTGGGAAATTTCTCGTTAAATGCCTCCGGATCCGCCCAGGCCGCGATCAACTCCTGAGTAAGCTCTCCGGTGTGGCTGGTGCGGTCTAAAAAATGCCAGCAATAATACCGCCGCCCGTTTTCCTCAAAATGGTCCTCAAATCCCCGCGGATCCGGAGGGACGTAATACGTGGCCAGAGCAGACGCCAGATTTACGTCTGAAACAGTTAAAGAGGGAGCGTATTTTGGATTTTTCACTGCAGGGCCGGTTTCAGGCTGCCCGCGCTAGGTTGTTTCCTAGCTTGGCGTGGTATCTGTCAGGCCGATAAATCCGCGGGCCTGAAAACTTCCGGTTTCCCAGGCCTGATTTTGACGCTCCAAGCGCACCGTGTGGACGTAAAGAACGGTTCCGCCGTAATCAGTAGAAAGAAGAGCACTGTTTGCAATGCTGCCCATTGTCCCGCCCAGAGTCTGCCCCTGGGTTCCGGCCGTAGCAGTGACGCCCTGAGCGTCCAGATTGCAGATGCGATTCCCCATGGAAATTCCGGTTACCTCCCCGGCATGGTCGAGCACTTCTACTATGTCCTCCGTTGCCTCCATAGACATGGAAGAAATATACAATCCATTGCCGGATTCGTCTGCCAATCCGCGGAATCCACCGTCTCCAAATAGGGTCTGGGCCATGACTAAATAAAAACCTAAATATTTTTGGGAATCAAGATAATTGCACAAGGGAACAGGAAACCGTTATAAGGGTTTCCCTGATCCCGTCTGATATGCTGCTTGTCTGGCTTTGCACGTTCCAGCATTCGGCGGCCGAGTACTTGCCATCCAAGGCGGCATCTAGCGAATCGGTTGAGACAATCCTAGAGGTTATTTCGTCAGACCAGGCTGATACCTCCGCCGCGTTAGTATCCTCCGGAACTGTTCGCAGATTTACTGAAATTTGCCCGTCGTAATTCCCCAAAAGCGTCTGGTTTTCTACAAAGTTTTCAAATCTGACAACCCCGTAGGGTTTCTCCGCCAACCCTTCCGCTCCCGCGGCAAAAAAAGTGAGCCCGGAAATGGTTGATAAATCCTCTGCTAAAAGTGTAGCGCATTGCGGTTCATTCATATTAAGAAAGGGCCTTTTCCCTCCGTTTAATTGCTTTCTTGTACCAATTTACGGTGTTTTTCCAAGCCCGCTCATATGCTTCCTGTTCTTTTCCCCGCGCCAAGTTCTTTTGCGCCGCCACTGCCTGGTTGCTCATTACAACCTGCTTTTTGTTTTCGGCCCACCTGGCAGACCCCATCCCCAGATGTTTTTGCGCCCAGTTCATTTGGTTTTTACCAATCTTTGCCCGATCAGGCCCAACCTGCAGCCTTGCCGCCTCAACTCCGGCCCCTAACCAGCCGCCTTTGTGGATTCCAACCCGTTTCCTCCGTTGGGTCATGGCCCGCTTAAATGCGCTCTCCGTGCAAATAATCATATCAGGCCAGGGGATTTTCTTCCGCGTGTTCGCCTTTCCGTCCCGCATCTTGTCAATATGCTTATTTATGGCCCCAGGATCGCTCACAAGCTGCCCGGGGCGCACGGCTTGCCATGTATCGTATTTTACCCGCGCCCGCGTCCCTGCCCGCCTGAGCTTCTGCATAAAGTCTCCCTTGACCGTATAGCAGACCCTAGCGGCAGATTTTTCGAGGTTTTCGGTTGTGGTTGCTTTTGATTGCCGCCCTTTTCCGCGGAATTCGGTAACGATAGCCAGTTCCTTTCCAGTTGCCACCGCTAGCCGGGCCGTAGCTTGGGAAGCGTCATCCCTGAATTTCTTGGCCAACCGTTGCAAGAGGAGCGCCGGATCCTGGTCAAATTCTATTTTCACGCGCCTTGCTCTTTATCCCCCAGGGTCAGAGTATAAAACCCGTCCCGGTGTGAAATCGCCAAAATGCGCCAATTCTCGCCTTGGAAATACGCCTTTTTGCCAACGTAGCTCCCCGGTTCCGCCGTGTATTCTTTCAGGAACTCCTCTGAAGTAACAACAACGGACGAATTTGACTCCGGTTCTCCTACGTCATCCGGGTATTCATCCCCGCGGGAAATATCACCCTGGACTGCCTCAACCCCGCCGCCGCCGTCAATAAACAAGGAATCACTACCCAGAACGTCTGAAGCCGTCCACATCAGTGACCGGGCCAACCCAGCGGCAATACCTTGCTTCACTTCTTCCGCTTACCGGCCTTTTTTGCTGCTTTTTTTGCCGGGGCGGCCTTTTTCGCCGGGGCCGAAACAGTTGCCTTTTCCGCGTCTGCTACTGCAGCATCCGCCTGGGCCTTCCGGGCCTTTGCTTCCGCAAGGATTTTTGCCGCCTTTGCTTCCGCGTGGGCAAGTTCTTCCGCCCTAGCCGCCGCGGCCGCCTTGGTTGCGGCAATCCGCCCTTGTACTGCTGCAGGAGTTGCTGCCCGAACCGCGGTTCTTTCGGTTACAATTTTATCCTGAGCCGCCCGCGTTCCAGAATCAGAAAAACCAGCGGCGGCATAAGTTGCAACCACGCCGGATCCGCTTTTAAGCTTTAATGCGGCCTCCCTGGCTACGGTTTCCACATGGCCAGGGGATCCTATGGCGATAACTCGCCCGGTCCACTTTTCGGCGTCTCCGGTTATCTCAACCGCAATTTCCTCCGGTGCGCGCATTATGTAGTGCGTTGCATTGTAAGGGCAGTTGCATCAGCAACCGCAATTCCGTAACAAATCGCAAGAGAAGCGTAGAGGTTGCGCGTGGAAGTGTCACTCCAAACGCAAAGTTCAACCTCCAAGCCCCCAGGAATCTGCAGAGTTTCAATGCGGCCGGTGTTCTGAATAGCGTCCCTTACCGCCGCCGGACGATCCGGAATGCCGTGATGGACCACCATTGCCTGAGGTGTGCATGCAAACCCGTAAACCTCGTTGCTCTCCGCTCCGGTCCAGTATGTTTGGGAGTGAATCCCAGCAAATCCGTAGGCGCCTTCCGTGGAAAGCTGGAAAGAATTCTTGTCACTTGGAAGCATGGACGAAAGCGCCTCCCGGTCCAAGACAAGGTGGAGCGGTTCAGTTCCTGCATTGACGGAAGCCCAGAGATTCTGCCGGTTTGCGGCAGCGAAATTGGCCTGGGTAACGTCTGCCACGGTATTGGTAAAGGTGCTGGCCTGAATCAAGGCGTTGACCTGTCCCCAAATCGTGGTTGCAAGCGCCTGAGCATTCCGGCCCGGTCCAGTTGCGAACCTCTGGCCCTGCAGTTGCTCTTGCGAGGTGATTACCCAAGAAACTGAGTATTCCGAAACCGAAATTGCCGCGTTGGTATTGTCACTACCTACGTTATCCTGGTAGTTGTCATTATTCGTCTGGACTGCCGAAGCATCCTTAGAAACTTCAACTTGGACGGTGTTTCGGCCGGTTGGAACCCCTCCGGGGATTGCCTCCAGGCTAAATGCCCGGTGAGGGGCGAATTCCTCGCCAAGCTTTACCACAAAGCGGTCCGCCAAGCGGTCTACTACTAGATCAGCGTCAAGTGCCATTTTCTTTTCAGGTTATCAGTTTAGAGTGAAGAAGTGTATCTTTCGAGAGCCTCGCGGTGCTTTTCCGCAAATGCCAAACGATCCGCGCCCGCGGACATGGCCTGGTAGTCGTGAAAAATCTTTTCATCCGTCCCAAGCGGACCAGAAACCGCGTCAGGATCGTGATTGGCGTCAGCAACTGGAGTATGACCGGCCCCGCGGAGCATCTCACGGGCCTGATCGGCGGCAGAGTCCTTGGCAGACTCAACCTCTTTTTCCAGTGCAACAATCTGCCGGTCCTTTTCGTCAACCTTGTTTGTCAGTTCCAAACGGTCCTTCCGGAGGCTCTCTATATCCTCCCGCAAACGATTTTCAACCCAAGCATTGTCCTTGCGGAGCTTGGCAATCTCCTGCCGGGCCGCGTCAAAAGCCTCTGCAATTTGTTCCGGGTTCGCCCCGATCATTTCCACAGCTTCCGCGCGATTTGGGGTTTCAGCCTCTGGAGTGATTCCTAGCAAGGAAAATAATTTTTTCATCGTTCTTGGTAAGTCTGGTTGCACTTTCCATTTTTCGGGTCGAGTTGTCAAGATATTCTAAACATTCCGCCGGAGCGCCCCCTGGCCGGTCGCAGGAACAAGCCGCCAGCGCCGCGTCATTTGTAAGGGCATCAACTAGCCCCAACTGCAAAGCTTCCTTGCCGTCAATATACCAATCCTCCGCCAATCTTACGTCCAGAGTTTCCCGCCCAGGGTTATTTGGACCCAGGCGATATTCCAGCTTGTCTAAAAGCGCCTCATCCATTTTGTCCAAAATCCGCTTTTGCCGGGCAAGCTCCGATGCCGTCCCCCCAGATTGAGACCGGGCGAAATGAAACATTAACCATCCATCCGCGGGCATATATACTTTATCCGCGGAAAGGGCGATATTGGCAGCCATAGAAAAAGCCATTCCGGAAACATTTGCCACAAATCCGGCCGGATGGCTCCGCAACTGGCTTAAAATAGCTTCCCCGTCCAATACGCTACCGCCTGGGCTATGGATGTGAACCGTTATAGGCCGCCCAGGGTCCGCCGCTTGCACCTTGGGCAATAGCCCCGCCGCGTTGGCTGTTGGCCCGCCTATAGTATCGTATAAATAAATATCGTTACTCATTTTCAATTTCTACTGCTTCCGCCTTTTCAAAATCTGGAGCGTCAGATCTCACAAGCAACTCCTCCGGACGAATTGGACGTTCCGGAGTAGACATTGATTCCGCAACCTCCTCCGCGGTCTGCAATGCTCTGGCCCGCTCAGTCATGTGCTCTCTAAGGCTCTTTCCGCGGTTTGCCTGAAATTCCTCCTCTGACATTGCGCCCGTCTTTACTTTTTCCAGATCGGCCCGCTCTTCCCTTCCATCATCCACTGTTAGCCTTGCCGGACGGGTAACGCTCCACCGCATGGAATCCACCCTTGGGGCGCGAGGATCCGCCAAACCCCAAGTAATGGCCTGAATTGCCGCTTCAGATAGAGTTCTAAAACGATTACGAACGCTCAACCGCGCCCGGACCACCTCTGCGCGCTCTGCCGTGCCCTGGCCGGGTGACTTCCATACCAAGCTGTATGCCCAGCCCGCACCTATCACCGCTTCGCGCCAGAGCCTATCCTGGAATGACTCCCAAATATCCCCTGGCGTTTTCTGCTGCACCGAATCCACTTCAGCGTCACCGCTAAGATACCAGATTCCCGGCGCCACCTGCTCCCGTGTCATTTCCTGCCCGGTGGAAGAATTCACCACGCCCTCGAACCCGGCATCGGTAGCCTGTGGTGCTCTGGTCCCTTTGTTAAGCAGGAGAATGTTAGATACCAGAATCTGGCGCAAAATCTCCAGTTCCTTAGACTGCAGTCCCTGCAAAATATCCGACAAGCTTGCAGCAAAAGCAGGGTATCCCCGACGTTGTTCCGTAAAGTCCTGATCATAAATGTGGATTACCCGCTCCGCCGGAACGTCCTCAAAATCCTGGTCTGTAGAATAAATCCGGTAGAAAATCACCCTCCCGTAACTATCGTATCCAATCCCGTCATCCACCCGGGCGCCGTCATATTCGCCGGAATTTACCACGGTTGAGTTTTCAGACCTTACCCGATAGCAGGGAATCGGCGTTAATGCGTGCCGGTTGTCTCCTGGGCGGATTGTTTTGATTAGAAACGCCTCGCCGTCCCGGTCAATAGCCTTGGAAATTGTTTCCCAGAAAGGCCGCCAACGCCTGGCCCCGATAAAATCAAATTCCGAAAACCACACGCTTTCTAGCCAGTCTGTTGCATCTATTCCAGCCGCCGCATCAGGACCGTGGTACTTAGGCAAGAAACTTTCCCCCACCACCAGCTGACTCTTCTGGGTTATACAGGCACGGGCCGGGCCGGTGTTAAATACGACCTTTCGAGACAAAGCAGAAAGCGCCCGCCGGTCGCAAGCCGGGATTAGCTTCCGGATCGATTCGTCCCGCCGGTTAAATACTAACCCCCTGGACGTATCGCGATTTACTGCCCTGGCGAACCTCTCACCGTAGGGCCTGCCGTATTGGTCAAGAATTGTCCCCATGTCTAAAATACCGGAATCGTCCGTTTAAGTAGTGCTGTTCCTCCGTTAGTCAATAGCCGGTGCAACTTGTTAAGAATTGCCAGCATCTCAGGCCGGGTAGCAGATAGGCGGCCCGCGCCGGACTGGCCCGCCAATGAAAAGCTTGTGATTTCCAACCTGGAATCCCCGTCCAAGAGTTGCTCACCTAATGCTTTGCGCTTTGCGGCAACGGTCTCCTTGATTCCGGGAATGTCCTTTAACGCTAAATAGAGTTCTTGCGCTTGTGCATCGATGTCCACAAGCCCCTTTTACCCGTTAAGACCGGCCAAAGCAAGTTTTAGCGCCTCTGCTAATTTCTTTCGTTCTGGCTTAGAACTAACGCCCGCCGCAACTAAGCTTTCCAGCTCCCTGATAACGTCATCAGTATTTCCTGGGCGGGCCGCCCGTTCTTCCATCAGGCGCAAAACATCAGACAGAATCCGCGCAACCTCCGCCCGCATTTTTTCGCGCATTTTGCCTGGCGTCATGCCCTCCAAAATAGGTGTCCACTGGTTAGGAATCTGCAGAAGGTGGGACCGGAAAATGGCCGCAATCGCCCGGCCTGCTTCTTTTGCCTCATCCGCGGTTACCCATTTGTTTTTTGCCGCTTCTGCATCCAGCTCTTTTTTTGTCGCATCCGCGGCGGCAATTCTCACTTTTTCCAAGAGCAACTGATAGCGCAATTCCGCAACCGTGGGACCGGCGGTTGTTTCGGTTGCGGCCCGCTCCACAATCCAATCCGGGCATTTGTGCTGCTGCAGAAGGATTTCCTGCAATGCCTCCGGATCATCGAGAGGGTATCCTTTTGCCCTCCATTCACGGACCATTTGCCGGGTAACCTCGCCCCCAAGCATTTTGGACAACCTAGCTTGTGCTGCCGCTTCCGTTTCTTTTGTCATGGTTGTTTTGTCATGGCAGGGAATTCCCCAAGTCCTAGCCAGGGGAAGGCCCAAGTCCTAGCCAGGGGAAGGCCCAAGTCCTAGCCAGGGAATTCCCCTGGTGGTTGTTTGGTTTGAACTGGCGCATAAAATTTTCCCGCCATGCACAAGGCAT